TAAATCTTATAATTCTCCCAACACACCGAGTCATGATAAAATTAGAAAACTATCTGTTACTTTATCTTTATCAGATGAAAAAGATTATAGTGGTGGTGAACTAGAATTCGATATGAGAAACCTAGATCCAGACAAAAAACCAAATACACATGTATTAAAAGAAATAAGATCTAAAGGTTCTTTAGTTGTATTCCCTTCTCATGTATGGCACAGAGTTAAACCTGTTAAAAAAGGTATTAGACATAGTTTAGTAATTTGGAATTTAGGATACCCATTCAAATGAGTTACAAAGTAATTAAAGATTTTTTAGATGTAGATTTTATTACTAAAATTGAAACGTTAATTTTAGATTATAATTTTCCTTGGCGAAGAAAACCTTTAGACGGTACAGATACTTTATATTTTAACCATTGTTTTTTTAATGATATGAATGAAACTTCTCCTTCATACAGAGAAATTATTATTCCTATTTTAAATCAATTAGATTGTGTTTCCCCTATTCAAGTTAGAACTAATATGTTTATTAGTAAGTTATTTACTAAATCTGGTTGGCATACAGATTATGATTTAAATTGTAAAACAGCTATTTTGTATTTAAATGAATGTGATGGTGGTACTGAATTAAAAATTGATAATGAGATTAAATTTATAAAAGCTGAAAAAAATAAAGTATTGATTTTTGATTCTAATACATTACATAGAGCCGTAACATCAGAAAGCGAACCAGTTAGATATATTTTAAATTTTAATTATTTTATGAAAGGACAAAATGAAAAAGAAAAAGAAAAGAATTAAAAAAAGTAGTTACCCAGAACAATTAAATAGAGAAGATTATTTTAAATCTCCTATATGGTTTGGTGATGCACCAGAGTTTGTTAAAGAAATTGATAAAGCGTCTAATAAATATATTGAGGAAGCTAAAAAAAATTTACAACCGGATATAAATAAACGTAACAAAACACATAAAACTAAAGGTGATTTAGGAAGTGTTTATCATTCAACAACGTTAATAGGTGATCCTTCATTTAGAACATTTCAAGATTATATTGGGGCAACATCTCATAATCTATTACTTGAGATGGGTTTTGATATGAGTGGTCATCAATTATTTACTACAGAAATGTGGGTGCAAGAATTTGCAAAAGATGGTGGTGGACACCACACTTTACATACACATTGGAATGGTCACATGTCTGGTTTTTATTTTTTAAAAGCTACAGATAAAACTTCTAGACCTTTGTTTGAAGATCCAAGAGCAGGTAATGTTATGAACTTGTTACCTGAAGCAGATAAAACAAAAATAACTTATGCAAGTTCTGCGGTTAATTATCAAACAAAACCAGGTCGAATAATATTCTTTCCTTCATATATACCACATCAATTTACAGTTGATGCTGGTGTTGAACCGTTTAGATTTATACATTGGAACTGTCAAGCTATACCTAAAGGAGTAATAAATGTCGTTCAAAAAAAATAAATACCAAATATTAAAAAAAGCTATTTCTTCAGAATTAGCTCAATTTATTTACGATTATTTGTTAAACAAACGAACCGCTGCAAAATTCTTGTTTGATCAAAAATACTTATCACCCTTTAACACAGAGCATGGTGTATGGAATGATGCACAAGTACCTAATACTTATTCTTACTATAGTGACATGGCTATGGAAACATTACTTGGTAGGTTAAATAAAAAAATGGATAAGGAAACTGGCTTAAAGCTATGTCCTACTTATTCCTATGCAAGAATTTATAAAAAAGGAGATACTCTACCTAGACATAAAGATAGATTTTCATGTGAGGTATCTACTACATTAAATCTAGGTGGTGAGCCATGGCCTATATATTTAGATCCAACTGGTAGACTAGGACAGGCTGGTGTTAAAATTGATCTTAAACCAGGAGATATGTTAATTTATTCTGGCTGTGAGTTAGAACATTGGCGAGAAGAATTTACAGGTAAAGATTGTGGACAAGTATTTTTACATTATAACAACACAAAAAGTAAAGATGCTAAGAAAAATTTATTTGATACACGTCCTATGTTAGGTTTACCTGGATTTTTTAAAGGCTTTACAATACCTAAAAAGTAATATATATTTTAAGCTTGTGAGGGGATGATCCACCACTGATTCCCCTTACTTTAAAACATATTGATATCCCCAACAATCTGATATACTACCTAGTAAACAGGATTTTATATGTTACAAAAAATAGCCTTTTTACCAGGATTTAATAAACAAATTACTCCAACAG